TGTACTTAAGTCAAATCCTGTAGACAAGCTGTACTGATAGACACTATTATTAGCATTCCCACTTATATACATCTTAGTGCCATCACTGTTGAAAGCTATGCCTGTGGGATTAGTATCTTGAGAAGATACACTAAAGGAAACGCTATCATAAGAGGCTGTACTTAAGTCAAATCCTGTAGACAAGCTGTATTGGTAAACAGCGTCACTTTGATCCCCAAGTATATACATCTTAGTGCCATCACTGTTGAAGGCTATGTCGTAGGGATTAGTATCTTGAGAAGATATACTAAGACTGACGGAATCATAAGAGGCTGTACTTAAGTCAAATCCTGTAGACAAGCTGTACTGATAGACATCATCGTTATCATAGTCAAGTATATACATCTTAGTGCCATCACTGTTGAAGGCTATGCCGAAGGGAGCATTACCTTGAGAAGATGGATCAAAACTGACTAAATCATAGCTTGCGTTTGCAATGTCATAATTGACCGAAAAAGCAGAGCCAGTAATCTTCAACGTAAATCCTTGAGCAGTCCCAGCTGCAGGTGGATTACTGAATACAAACGTAGTATTTTCTTCTGTAGGTGTGTAATCAAATACATTGCCCGTGGACAAATCAAGAGTTGCAGCACCGGAGATAGAGCCAACTCTCTCAGTGAGAAGATCAAGAAAACTTTCAAGTGTGTCTTTAGTAGTGGTGTCAATACCATTGATATTGTTTAGTTGCCTAGAATCAGAGACTACCTCTGTTCCTGATACTTTAATAGCCATCTTCGTGTCCTTCCACTATTAGCTAATTGTTGCTACTGTGTCAATGCTGCCAGTAATTTGCAGGTTACCAGAAGCGTCTAGTTTCATATAGTTTGTACCCCCAGCAGCAAAGTACAAAGAACCTCCAGACTCTGTAATAGTCCAGTTATTTAAAATTACTGCTCCAGCTGTGTTAAATGCTGCGTTTTGCCAATTAGAGCCGTCCCAAATTTTAAGTTGGTCATCAACTGTATTCCAATAGATTGCACCAGTAAGAAGAGCATTGCCGTCATTGTCTGTCGCAGGGTCAAAGGCTTTAGAACCAAGGTAGCGGTCATCAAAGGCATCATACGAAGCAGCGGCATTAGCTTCACTGGTTGCAGCAGCTGAGGCACTATTAGCAGCGTTAGTTTCACTTGTAGCGGCGTTAGTTTCACTCGTGGCCGCAGCACTCGCAGAAGCAGCCGCATTAGTTTCTGAAGAAGCAGCCGCCGAAGCACTTGCAGCAGCATCAGTAGCACTCGCAGAAGCAGCACTCGCAGAAGCAGCCACATTAGCTTCACTAGCAGCAGCAGCTGAGGCACTACTCGCAGCATTAGTTTCACTTGTAGCTGCATTAGTTTCACTGGTTGCAGCAGCTGAGGCACTATTAGCAGCGTTAGTTTCACTTGTAGCAGCAGCTGAGGCACTGTTAGCTGCATTAGTCTCACTTGTAGCTGCGTTAGTCTCACTGGTAGCCGCAGCAGCGGCACTGTCAGCAGCAGCAGTGGCGCTTCCAAGAATACTGTCTACGTATGCTTTACGAGTAAGATCGCTGTCAGAAGTAGGAGTTGCATCAGAGGTAACTTTGTTAGACCCCATGACGATGTTACCCGTCATCGTACCGCCAGACAGATTTAATTTAGTAGCGTCTGCTGAGTCTACGTAGTCTTTAGTAGCTGCGTCTTGGCTAGCTGTAGGGTCTCCCATACCTGTAATCTTATTAGTGTCCATAGCAATGGCACCACTCATAGTGCCACCAGTTAGGTTAAGCTTTAGAGCATCCTGAGAGTCAACGTAACCTTTGCGCGTTAAAGTGTCGTCTGTTGTCGGTGTAGACGTGCTGGTTGCTTTATTTGCACCAAGTGTAATATCACCAGTCATGGTGCCACCAGACAAACTTAACTTAGTTGCAATCTCGTTGGTAACTGTAGTCGCAAAGTTAGGATCGTCTCCCAAAGCAGCAGCAAGCTCATTAAGAGTGTCTAAAGCTGCGGGAGAAGAATCGATAAGGTTGCTGATAGAGGTGTCTACGTAACCTTTAGTAGCAGCATCCGCAGTACTTGCAGGGGTATCCAATCCAGTAATTTTGTTGGTACCCATAGCAATGGCACCACTCATAGTGCCACCAGTTAGGTTAAGCTTTAGAGCATCCTGAGTATCAACATAATTTTTAGTCGCAGCATCCTGAGCATTAACAGGGTCTGTCACGTTTGCAATAGTAGTTCCTGTTACGTCAAGTGTGCCGTTAACTGTAACATTGTTAAAAGTAGAAGAACCCGTAGCAGCGGCCACGTTTCCTGTGAGGTTACCTTCTACATTGCCTGTAACATCACCAGTTACGTCACCAGTTACATTGCCAGTGACATTGCCTACAAGGTCACCACTGAATTGAGTGTTGGCTGTAATAACTGTTCCTGTGATAGCAGATGCAGAAGAATTACCGATAGTCGTACCATCAATAGTGCCGCCATCAATATTCACAGAAGGAAGAGTAGACGAACCAGTTACACTGAAAGAACCTGAGACAGTGGCGTTCTCGTCTACATTCAAAGTATCAACTCTAGCAATACCGTCAAGATACAAGTTCTTAAATTCTACAGAAGACGATCCAAGATCAATGTCGTTGTCTACTGCTGGAAGAATAACACCGTCTTGAAGGTATACTTGGGCTACAGGAGAGCTAGAAACTTCAGAGTAAAACTCGACTCTGTTTTGCCCAGTGTTAACAGTTACTTTATTGTTACCGTCTGTGTCTGCGATAAGAGGGATATAAGCACCTTCGGAAGAAGAACCATCGTGCTTATGGCCGGAAGAAAAAGCAAAAGCATCCCTGATAGCGTTGAACTCTGCATTTACTGGCGCAGAGCGAACAACAGCTGTAGGAATGATGTCTGCTGATGATTGGCGGGTGTATCCTGCCATAAGTTATCTCCTGTCTGCTAGTGTATAAGAAATAAGATAAGCCTGAATAGTGTGGCTTGGTTGGTCTTCAGTAGTCACGTACGAGATAGAAATAGACTCTCCCGAGCCTTGAACTTGAGTCTCTCTTACTGGACTAGGATTACCGTCGTAAATGTCTGTGGTGTCGTACGTAGCTATGCCGTAAAAACCAACAGCAGCTTCTGTATCAAACTCGTAGTCAGTTGGAGCAAGTACACTTGTTTCTCCATAGTTAAATTGAACACCGATGTTAACTGACACTCTACCTTCAGACCGCATGTATGTGTTAATGTCGTAGAAAATTTTACGAAGCTTCGGGTCTTCCATAAAAACAAAGGGAGTTTGGTATAAAGAAAAGATAGGATTACCGTTGAAGTTTTGACCAGACTCTTGTCTATGAACAAAACTAGAAGAATCTCCATGAAGAATATACTCTTCGTTACCAATATAGTCAGAGTCACCTGAGTATACTTCGACACCTACAAGCTGCGAGTACTCAAAACCAAGACCAGATTGACCTGTTTGACGAATAGAGCCAATCAAACCGAGAGCCTCTGCGTTTGCAAAGAAAAGACGAAACTGAGACTTTTTGTTTAGGACAAGTATAGTAATAGAGTCTAGGTCTTCGTTGTTAGCGTAGGCCTCAAAAATACTCTGGACTGGTTTAGAAAGAGTACCAATCTCAACGTCTCCAATTCTTTCAGTAGCACTTACAGGTCTAAGGCCATCAGGAGAAAGAAAGAGAAGGTCACCGTTAAACTCAACAACAGAGTCTGACGAAAGACAACCAAGATTTTTAGTTACGTCAAGAAGCTGAAAGTTAGCGATATTATCGCCAACAAGCTTTTTAATGTTATTAGTTCCAAAAATGTACAACTGATCTCTGAAAGCCTTAATAGCTTTGATCTCAAAACCTACGTTAATTACTCCAGCACCAGATGCGGGTGTAAAGTCTGTTTCATCCAAAGGTGCTGAAAAGTACAAATTTTTATGCTCAGTCGAGTCGCCAGCTAAAAACAAATGGTTTGAAAAATCTTCACAAAACTTTGGAGCTGCCGGAGCCTGATCACCTGTAATCTGAGAGTAAGTAGTTCCATCCCAAGAAGCAGTAGGATTTACTCCATCTGTAAAAATAAGCTTAGGTACCCCCCAGTTTACTTTAGTAAACCTAATCTTAAGAACACCGTTCATAGTAGGCGTCCCTGTAGTGGATGGAGCCACCCAAGAACTAGTAGTGTTGTCCCAGTAGTGAAAATAGTCGTTCCCCGTCTCAGGTTTTCTGCAAGCAAAGATACCGTCGTTTAACTGGTTAAAGACAGCTACACCAAGAACAGGAGTAGACTCCTCACCGGGAACTTCTCCATAGTCATTAGTGTACCCGCTGATACGACGATACCCACCCTCAAGGGCAGGTTCATAATTGATCATACGTACAGCAGACCCAGACAAACTAGAAGCCTGAGTTAGAGGGTCAAGATTATTTACAAGGCCTCCTGAGCAAGGAGAAATAAAAGAACTAATCCTATCGGGCATTAAGACTACCTTCAATCATTGTTGAACGAACACGAATAGGTTCATCGATAAGAACTCTTCGCATTTGTCTAATACCTTCTTGAAACTTTTGCTGGTGAATTGCAGCGCTTTGTTCGTTAGACCTAAAAGTCATCATGTACATCATAGCGCCATCGATAATAGTGTGGTTAAACCTACCGGGAATTACACACTTGTCATTGAACAACTCTAAGTCAGCTGGAAACTTCCAGTAAGTGTACTCTACTTCGTAGGCTTTGTCTGGAACGGGAGTCACACCAAAAGACTCATCATATGTTTGATAGACATACTCAGGGGCACCGATACCAGAGCCAGTATTTGCTTCGTCATCAATAGAACGATACAGCTGAGTATACTGTTCGTAAGTAAGAATAGGCAGATGTTTAGGAAGGTTTTCTGCAGTTTCTAGTTTTTTTAAATAAAATGTTTCATAGTCTGGACTAGAGTAGTCTGCTGGAAAAGCATACTCACGAGTACCAGCTGTAAGTGTCTGCGTGTAAGTAGTTTTAAGAAAAGGCCACTCTTGACCTTTCTGAAGAATTTCGTTAATACTGTTATTTACAGCAATTTTAGCAAGAGCTTGCACACCACGGACAGTATCAAAACCGTCACCTTGCGTATCAAGTGTAACTTCGTTAAGACGTGTAAGAAGAAGATTTACAAGGTTTACGTAGTTAGTCATGTTCAATCCTTAAAGCAAGCAAAGGGGACCACCCGAAGGCAGTCCCCAAAGTTAGTTAGGCGAGAGCGTCACGAGCAGCTTCGTCAGCTTCTTTAACACACTCGTTTACGTCGATAGCAACAATAAACACACGACCTTCGACAGTACCCGGAGTACCCGAGATAGTCGTCACAACGTCAACAGTGTCAGCAGCCGAAACCAGACCAGCAGTAGTGCCAAGTTTGATTGTGCCAGCAGCAGTGTCGTCAAAGTCCAGATCGTTAGCGAAGGTAGTAGTACCGTCCGTAATGTCCATCGTGTACGTAGTCACGTCAGCAACTGCTTCCGAGGGTTCAAAACCAGCAGCCAAAACAAGAGTACCAGCCGGAACCGAAACACCTTCAGTGGTGCCCGAAGTGCCACCAAGAGTAACATACTTTTCGATGACAACTGCGCGATTACGCAGAGATTGAGAAAGTGCCATTAATAGTATCTCCTCTATTAGGCCAAGTTGTATTTTGCTGTTGTGATAGCTTCAGGACGAAGAATCTTACGACCGTAGAGGTGCATACCGCGAACAATGTCAGCAAAGCTGTCAGGGTCACGATAGGTTTCTGTCTTGTTGATCTGCTCAGCGGTAGCAACAGCCGAGTCATGACCAGCAACGATAACACCGTAGTCAGTGTTCTGGTTAGCAGTACCAGTAGTTGCCGAACCACCGCCAACCTGCGGGAGG